GCCGTGGCAACGGTTTTCGCCCATATCGAGCCGGTATCGGCGAAGAGCGTGTTCGGCGCCGGCCAGACGCTGGAGACGGTTACCCATCTTGTCACACTAAGGCAGGATGAGGATGTCAAAAGCGGCATGCGCTTCACGAAAGGCGCGCGGATGTTCGACATACTGACCGTCTACGATCCGGATGAGACCGGACGCTATTTTCAATGCGAGAGCCGGGAGATCGGCCGATGAAGACGGGCGTGGAGGTGACGTTCGACGATCTTGCACGGATGCTCCGGTCGCTGGCGCACGATCTGGCAGACGAGGTCGAAGCAGGCTATCGTCTGCGCGCGCGGCGAAGCGACGGTTTCCGCGGCGCCGACGGGCTGGATGTCGGGGCTACGCTGGAACGGGGGAAGAGCCATGACGGCGCCGGCCGCTGAATTGCAGAAAGCGATATTTGCAGCCCTTTCCGGCAGCGCCAGCCTCGTCGCGGCGCTGGGCGGGCCGCACGTCTTCGACCACGCCCCGGCCAACGTTGCTTTTCCATACGTCACCTTCGGCCGCACCTCCATCTATGACTGGGGTACGGGCACGGAGAGCGGCACCGAGCAACTCTTCACCCTGCATGTCTGGTCGAAGGCCAAAGGGAAGAAGGAAGCGATCGAGATCATGGACGAGGCGCGCATGGTACTGCATGACCAGTCCCTGCCACTCGACGGACATGCCCTGGTCAATCTCAGGCTGGAATTCTCGGAAGTGCGTTTCGACGACGATCTGTCCGTCTATCACGGGCTGCTGCGCTTCCGCGCCGTGACGGAGCCGGCCGCCTGACGGTCGTGCTTCTTCCACAGCCATAATCCACTTCATAGAAGGAGGCCTTTGATGGTCGCTCAAAAGGGCAGGGACCTGCTCCTCAAGCTCGACGGGGACGGGTCGGGAAATTTCGTGACGGTGGCGGGACTGCGTTCGAAACGGCTCGCTTTCAACAGTGCCACCGTCGATGTGACGGATGCCGAATCCGCCGGACGCTGGCGCGAGTTGCTAGCCGGCAGTGGTATCCAGAGCGCGGCCATCAGCGGCTCGGGCATCTTCAAGGATGCCGAATCGGACCAGAAGATACGAACTAAATTCTTCGCCGGCGACATCGCCCGCTGGCAGTTCACCGTTCCGGGCCTCGGCACGATGAGAGGTCCGTTCCAGATCACTTCGCTCGAATATACGGGCGCGCACGATGGCGAGGTGACCTTCGACGTCGCGCTCGAGTCCGCCGGCGAGATAAGCTTCACGGCGGCGCCATGAGCCCGAACCGAAGGCGCGGCGAGGTTGCCGCGACGCTAGACGGGCGTGAGCGGCGCCTGTGCCTCACGCTCGGTGCGCTCGCAGAACTGGAAGCGGCCTTCGAGGCGGAGGACCTCGGTGCTCTTGTGGAGCGCTTTTCCTCCGGCCGGCTCTCGGCGCGCGATCTAATCCGTATCATCGGCGCGGGACTTCGCGGCGCCGGCGAAACCGTCTCGGATGAGGAAGTGGCCGTCATGCGCATGCAGGATGGAGCGGCGGGCTATGCGCGCATTGCTTCCGATCTGCTGGCGATGACTTTCGGCGGCGCCGGGGAGGGCGCGCAGCCAAACCCCTGAAAGCCGCGGCGGCCGGTGCCGAACCGTTTCCCTGGGACGACGTGATCCATGTCGGCCTCGGCTTGCTGCGGCTTTCTTCACGCGATTTCTGGGCGATGACACCGGTCGAATTTGCAGCCGCTGCGGGGCTTTCGCGCCGTACGTCCGCGCTTCCGCCGACGCGCGCCGACCTTTCGCGGCTGATGCGTGAATTCCCCGATGATCAGAGGAGAAACAATGCCCGCGACTGAAGACGTGACAGTCAGGATCGATGCCGACACGGCGCCCTTCGCCGATGCGTTGAAGGACCTGCAAGGCCTTTCCAAGAGCTTCGGTTCAGAATTGACCAATGCACTGAGAGGTGCCGCAGTGAGCGGAAAATCGCTCGAAAGGGTGCTGCGGCAGGTCGGGCTGAGCCTCGCGGGGATGGCGCTCAGCCAGGGCCTGAAGCCGCTGCAGTCTCTCACCTCCTCGCTCTTCTCGGGGCTCTTCGGAGGGTTGGGGAGTGCGCTTCACTTCGCCGATGGCGGTGTGCCGGGCCGGGTGACGCCCTTCGCTTCGGGCGGGGTGGTTTCGACGCCTACTTATTTTCCGATGGGAAAAGGATTGGGCCTTGCCGGCGAGGCGGGGTCGGAGGCCATCCTGCCGCTCCGCCGACGGCAAACTCGGCGTTGCTGCGGCCGGTGGTGGTGCACCCGTCAATGTCGTCTTCAACGTCATCGCCCAGGACGCCGCCTCTTTCCGAAAGTCGGAGGGCCAGATCACCGGCATGCTGGCGCGAGCGGTCTCGCGCGGCGCCAGGCACCTTTGAGGCCCATCCATGAGCGATATGACCAGCTTCCATGACGTTCTCTTTCCGCTCGCCGTCTCCTTCGGCGCGACCGGCGGTCCGGAACGGAAGAACGAGATCGTGCAACTCGCCTCCGGCCGAGAGAAGCGTAATGCGCGCGTTGCGCTTTCCAGGCGATCCTATGATGCCGGCACGGGTGTTCGGTCGCTGGACGACCTATACGACGTGCTCGCCTTCTTCGAGGCGCGGCGCGGTTCGCTCTATGCATTCCGCTTCCGCGACCCGTTCGACATGAAATCCTGCCGGCCGGATGCCGCGCCCGGTCCGCTCGATCAGGCGCTCGGCACCGGCGACGGAACGAAGGCGAGCTTTTCGCTTGTCAAGAATTACGGCGAAGGCGTGCCGATCCATGCAAGACCGATTGCGAAGCCGGTTTCGGGCACGCTCCGCGTCGCCGTCGCGGGCGAGGAGATCGGCACAACCGACTTTTCCTTCGATGATGAGACTGGCGCCGTGGTCTTTGCCGGCGATGCCGTTCCGGCAGCGGGACAAGCGGTGACCGCCGGCTATGAATTCGACGTGCCGGTGCGCTTCGACACCGATCGGATCGAGATCGGCCTGCACTCCTTCAAGGCCGGGCAGATTCCCAGCATCCCGCTGACGGAGGTGATCCTTTGACGATTTATCCAGGGGCATTCGCCGCGCACCTCGCCGGAGAAGCGACGACGATATGCCAATGCTGGAAACTGACCCGCAAGGATGGCGGCATCTCGGGCTTCACCGACCATGACCTTCCGCTGGCCGTCGATGGTGTCATCTGCAAGCCGGGTTCCGGCTTTGCGGCAAGCGAGGCACGTTCTTCGCTGGGGCTGGCGGTCGATACGGTCGATGTCGAAGGCGCGCTTTCCTCGGCAGATCTTGCCGAGGCCGATATCGAGGCGGGGCTTTTCGATGGTGCGACCGTCGAGACCTATCTCGTCAACTGGGCGGAACCGACACAGTTCGCCCGCATCCGGAAGGGGGCTGTCGGCAAGATCACGATGAGCGACGGCCGCTTCGTCGCCGAACTGCAAAGCACGGCGCAGAGTCTCGACCAGCCGAACGGGCGCACGGTGCGCCGTGGGTGTGATGCTGAACTGGGGGACACACGCTGCCGCTTCGACCTCGGCCAAGCGGGTTTCACCGCCAGTGGTGTAGTCGCCTCGGTTGAGACGGCCGATACGATCGTCGTCGCTGGCCTCGATGGATTCGCAGCCGGGTGGTTCGCGAATGGACTCGTCACTTGGACGAGTGGCGCGGCGACCGGCCGGACCGCGCGCATCGTCGACCATCTTGTGCGTTCGGGCGAGGTCGCATTCGTACTCTGGGACGAGCAGGCCTCGGGGCCGAGTCCGACGCCAGGAGATGTGTTCACGGTCGTCGCCGGCTGCGACAAGCGCTTTCAGACCTGTAAAGCCAAATTCGCCAATCAACTGAATTTCCGGGGTTTCCCGCATCTTCCCGGCAATGACGCAGCCTATGGCTACGTCACCGATGGCGGTAATTTCGATGGAGGCCCGCTGGTCGCATGACAATCAAGTGTTTCGATACGCCAGTCGCCGAGCGAATCGTCGCCGAGGCGCTGGAATGGGTCGGTACGCCCTATCGCCATCAGGGGTCGCTGAAGGGCGTCGGCTGCGACTGCCTGGGTCTCGTGCGTGGCGTCTGGCAAGCCGTGTATGGCGTGGAGCCGGAAGCGCCGGGACCCTATGCCGCCGACTGGGCCGAGGCGACCGGCGAGGATCGCCTGCTGACCGCCGCAGGCCGCTATTGCATCGCAAAGTCGAAAGAGATGGCGATGCCGGGCGATCTCCTGCTTTTCCGCTGGCGGCCGGATGTGCCGGCCAAGCATGCCGGTATCCTGGTCGCCGACGATCGCTTCATCCATGCCTATCAGGGGCATTCTGTGCTCGTTTCGGCACTGGTGCCGCACTGGCGCCGCCGCATCGCCGGCATATTCGCCTTTTCTGCTCTCCCGATCGAACGATAGCCCATGGCCACTCTGATATTGCAAGCCGCCGGCAGCTTCCTCGGCGGTGCTTTCGGCGCGGTTGGCTCGGCGATCGGCTCTGCGATCGGCGCGACTGCGGGGTACCTCGTCGATCGCGCTCTCATCGACGGCACCCGTCATATCGAAGGGCCGCGCCTGGCGACGGCCCGGCCCTTCTCGGCGGAAGACGGCGCTTCGATCCCCCGCATTTACGGTACCGCGCGGACGGGCGGCACGCTGATATGGGCAACGCGCTTCGAGGAGAAGCGCACCACCAAGCGGCAGGGCGGAAAGGGCGGGCCGAAGGTCACGACCTATTCCTATTTCGCCAATGCCGCCTTCGCGCTTTGCGAGGGCGAGATCGCCGGCGTGCGCCGCATCTGGGCGGACGGCCGGGAAATCGACCGTGAGCGATATGATATCCGGATTTATCGAGGTACCGAGGATGAGCTTCCGGATCCGCTCATCGAGGCGAAGCAAGGCACCGGAAACGCTCCGGCCTATCGCGGCGTAGCCTATGCCGTCATCGAGCATTTTCCGCTCGACGATTACGGCAATCGCATACCGCAGTTCCAGTTCGAGGTCATGCGCCCCTGCGACGACCTCAACAGGCAGATCCGTGCTGTCACCCTCATCCCCGGCTCAACTGAATACGGCCTCGAACCGAAAGCCGTCACCCTTAGAATTCGCCAAGGCGAAACGCAGCCGGTGAACAGGCATACCCTGGCTGCCGCCTCCGATATCGCGGCCTCGCTCGACGAATTGCAGGCTCTCTGTCCGAACCTCGAGAACGTAGCCCTTGTGGTCACATGGTTCGGCAGCGACCTGCGCGCTGGCGAGTGCAGAATCCGTCCGGCCGTGACGCAGAACAATCCGGATGGGCTGTCGCAAGGGTGGCAGGTCTCGGGCGTCTCGCGCCAGACCGCAATGATCGTGTCCAGGCATGATGGATCGCCTGCCTATGGCGGTACGCCTTCGGATCGTTCGGTGCGCGATGCCGTCGCCTATATCAAGGCGAGAGGACTCAAAGTCACGCTCTATCCCTTCGTGATGATGGATGTGCCGGCCGGCAATGTGCTGCCGGATCCCTACGGCGCCGCAATCCAGTCGGCGTACCCATGGCGCGGACGCATCACCTGCGCACCAGCGCCCGGCTTGCCCGGTTCGCCGGACAAAAGCGCGGCCGTGACGGAAGACGTCGATGCGTTCTACGGCACGGGGGACGATTGGGGCTATCGGCGCTTCGTGCTCCACTATGCGGACCTCGCAGTCGCGTCGGGCGGCGTCAATGCCTTCCTGATCGGTTCGGAGCTTCGCGGCCTCACTACGCTGCGCGACGATCGAAACAGATTTCCGTTCGTGGACAAGCTGTGCTCGCTGGCCGCCGACGTGCGGGCGATCCTTGGTCCTGATACCAAGATCACTTACGGCGCGGACTGGAGCGAATATTTCGGCTACCATCCGGCGGACGGATCGGGCGACGTCTTCTTCCATCTCGACGATCTGTGGGCGCATGAGGCGATCGACGCGGTCGGCATCGACAACTATATGCCCCTTTCGGATTGGCGGACCGCCGACTATGCGGGCGGTAATCCGGACGGTTTCGAAGGACCTTACGATCCCGACGGCCTGCGGGCGTCCATCGCCAGCGGCGAAGGTTTCGACTGGTATTATGCAAGCGACGAAGACAGGAAGAACCGCCGGCGCAGCGCGATAACGGATGGCGCTTACGACAAGCCCTGGACCTTTCGCTACAAGGATATCGTCGGCTGGTGGTCGAACGCCCATCACAATCGTATCGGCGGGGTGGAAATATCCACGCCGACCGCCTGGGTGCCGTGCGGAAAGCCGATATGGCTGGCGGAGCTTGGCTGCCCAGCCATCGATTTGGGTCCAAATCAGCCGAACGTCTTCCCCGACCCGAAATCCTCCGAGAGCGCGTCGCCCCACTTTTCAAGCGGCGGACGGTCCGACCTGGCGCAGCAGCGCTTTCTGGAGGCGCACGGCTGGCACTGGAATCCCGGCAATCCCGGCTTCGTGGACGACGCAAACCCGGTATCGCCGGTCTATGGCGGCCGTATGATCGATCCTTCACGTCTCTATCTCTGGTCGTGGGACGCCAGGCCCTATCCGGCCTTTCCGCTTCTCAGGGATGTATGGAGCGACGGTGGCGACTGGACGCTCGGCCATTGGTTGAACGGAAGGCTGTCCGGCATCTCGCTGGCCGGGCTGGTCCGCGCCATCCTTCGGGATCATGGCCTACCGGTCCCGGACATCGCGAGAGCGGATGGATTCCTTACCGGCTATGTGGTTTCCGATCCGTCTTCGGCACGCTCCGCCCTGCAGCCGCTGGTGGATGTATTCGGGCTTGGCGTTCATGAGGACGACGGCAGGCTTGTCTTCCGCTCGCTGACGACGCTGGCGGCCGCGCCCATGGACATTACCGACGCGGCGGTAAATGAAAATTCCGCCACGTTCGAAAAGGTCCGTCCCGCTGCCGGCGATCTCCCCGGTAGCGTCACCCTGTCCTTCCAGGACAGCCTGCGCGACTACCAGTCGGCGTCGGCGCGTGCGCTACGCGAGGGCTCGGCCTATGAACGGGAACAGACGCTCGCACTCCCGGCGATCATGGATACAGGCGCCGCGGAGGCGCTTGTCGCCGACTGGCTGCGCCGGACCTGGCACGGGAAGGAGGAGATCAGTCTCGCGGTACCTGCGGCTGCCGTTGTCCCGCAGCCCGGCAATCTTATCCGAATCTTCGGCAGCAATGCCGAATTTCTCGTGACCGGGATCGATGAGGGCATTCTGTGCAAGCTTTCGGCGCGGCGCGTCCTGCGCGTTGCCCCGACGCCATGGCGATCTGCCCTGCCGTTCGACACGGCCTCCCCCAGCGCCGTCGTCGGCGAGCCGTTGGCTCTTTTCATGGACTTGCCGATGATTTCGACAGCTGCGCCGGAAGATCAGTTTCGCGTGGCAGTCTGGTCGAAACCATGGAAGACCGAAACGCTTTACGTATCGCCGGAGGAAACCGGCTTCGAACTTCGCGCCTCGATCGGCCTGCCTGCAGTCGTCGGTGAATTGCTGGAGCCGCTCGGCCCCGGCTTCTCCGGCCGGATCGATCGCTCCCAGACGATCAATATCAGGCTGTCCGATGGGGAACTGCAGAGCATCTCCGAACTTCAACTCCTCAATGGGGGCAACGCGGCGTCCGTCCGGTCGGCAGGCGGCGCATGGGAGCTTATCCAGTTCCAGACGGCCGAGGAGACAGCATCCTCTGTCTGGCGGCTTGGCGGCCTGTTGCGCGGTCAACTCGGCACCGAGGATGCAATGACGGCCGGCGCCGTAGTCGGTGCTTCCTTTGTGCTTTTGGACGAGGCAGTGAAGCCGGCAGGTCTGCTTTACTCGGAGGTCGGGCTGCCGCTCAACTGGCGGATCGGGCCGAGCGGCGAGGATTTCTCCGGCCCGGCTTTCGGCGCATACACGGAGACGGGCGGATTGCGTGCATTGACCCCGTTGTCCCCCGTGCACCTGAAAGCGGTAAGGCAGTCTGGCGGCGATATCGACATCTCCTGGATCCGTCGTGGCCGCATCGATGCGGACAGTTGGCTCGGTTCCGAAATTCCGCTTGGCGAGGGGGCAGAGGCCTATCGTGTCGATATTGCGGCGGGCAGCGGGGACATAGTGCGCTCGCTGATAGTGGCGTTGCCCTCGTTCACCTACACGGCGGTCTCCATGGCGGAAGATTTTCCTGCCACGCCTGAAAGTATCCGCATCGCCGTCTGCCAGATCAGCGCCGCTATCGGCCCCGGCGCGCCGGCTTCGACCGTGCTCACCCTTGGCTGAGCCCGTCACCCCGTTTTTTCAACTGAAAGGAAATACGAATGGATGCAATAAAACCCTGGTATCTGTCCCGCACGATCTGGGCCTCGATCGTGACGATCGCGATGTCGTTTGCCGGCTTGTTCGGCATTTCCACCGCTGGGATCGACAGTTCATCCCTGACAGATACGCTCCTGCAGGCGATCAGCGGCTTTGCCGGCATGGCCGCGATCATTGCCCGCTTGTTCGCGACGCACCAGTTGAAATAGCACTCCTGCGATGCCGGCCGAGACGATTTCGTCGGCCGGCATTCATTTCGCATTCAGCCGCGATGCGTTAGAAGGGCGGCATGAGACGTCGTCTTCCTCTTCTCCGTTCTGTCGCAGCCGCCGTGTCGGCCGTCGTGGCCATGGCGATGCCCGCCGCCGCGGCCGACTGCTATTCCGTCGGCCAGCAAGTTGCCGCCCAGAATGGCGGCCAGCTAGCGAAAGCCAGGCAGGAAACGAGGCACGGCAAGACCGTCTGCGTGGTCGTTGTCCTCATTCCGGCTAAAAACGGGCAGCGTCCGCGCCGTGCTGAAATCGTCGTTCCGGCAGGGTAG